GTAAGGGCCTCGAGGGTGCTCCCCCGCCATGGCATCATGGACCTCCCTGATAGCCTTGATTCCCGATGTTGTAGGGACTCCTCTACCCAGAGTTAGGGAGGCTTCGAAAGGAGAGTAAGTGGTCAAGCCGACCAGGGCGACAGATGTCCCATCAGTCCATGACTTCCGGAGGAAGGCCACCTCCTTGAAGATAGATTTGGATCTATAGCTAATCGGATGTAGGTCGCAAACCCTCCCGATGATCTTTGCGAATGCTGATGCTCCTAAGTTCAAGATCGAAGAGCAGGAGTTGATGTCCTCAGCACCTTGTAGCAACACTTGAACCGTTCTTGTCGAAGTGAACATTCGCCGTATTGTCTGTTGAGCTCCTACAGTAGACCATGTGAGGATGTCTGAGCACAGCAGGGGGTTAAAAGGAGTCATCTTTATCAGAGACTGCTTGAGATCCTCTTCGTACTTGAGCGTCTCTGATGCCATGAGTCCTGAGAGTGAGATATTTTTTGTCCTTGCTTCAATAAGATCGATGCTGTCCCTACGTATTCTCCCCTCTGGTGTGACAGGTGTGTCCAAGGGTAAACAGTATGGGTCTTCCAAGAGCTGGGTGAGGTCGGGTTGACGCTTAAACCACCTCTTGCTCAATATGTTTCCCAGCAAGTTCTGCGCTAACGGGTCTGATCGGCTCGCAAGAGACAAGCTCGAGTAGGCCTTGGACAAGGGATCAGATGCCCCCTTGTATATAAGATCAGTGAATTGCAAGATCGTAGTTCCTCCCAGTGCAGACGGGAGGGTCAGCAGCCTGTGGATAACCTCACCGGTCAGCAGGGATCTAGTAGACTGAGAGAGTGAGGCAGACTCCTGTGTCTCGGATGCAGCTGTGTGTACCAGGTACCAGGTTGCATGGAATGCCCAAAGAGGATACACCAAGAGAGGATAAGCTACCTGCTCTGCGGCAGATAGAGCTTGGCTCACGAGGGATGACATGCAATTGTCAATAGTCGGGAAGTCTGATGCACTGTTGGGGAAGAACCTGCTCAGGGCTTTGAGAGATGTGAATCTGATTGCTCCGTTCACATGGACATTCTTGCTGTAGGTTATAGTAGAGGTAGATGCCAGGCACTCATCAGGTTTGACGATTTGACCACCTCGTCGGCATTCGAGCTCCATCTTGTCAATGATGATCTGGCTTTGGACCTGATGTAACTAGTCCGGTCTAGTATTCCTGAACAGTCCACAGTTCCGAGAATAGTTTGATTATCAGCCTGACCTATCAAGTAGTACATCATGTTGGAGCCCTCCATTGCCAAGTCTGTCATTGCATACTGAACTAGAGTCCACTCCTTCTGAGTGATCCCTTCAAGGCCGGAGAGGTGACCCTCCCACAACAGGTCAGAGTAGAGTGGAGACGTCAAGCCTCCTGGTACCTTCGTGGACGCAACATTGTCGGGTTCGCAGTCATAGTGTCGAACCATCATGGCACACAAAGGGTAGAAGTGGTGAAGAGCTGTGAAGCCGCCAGGCAGAGAGTGGAGGTCCTCCAAATCTCGTCCAATTGGGTCTACCACATCCCCTCTGAACTCTGAATTCCATCTTGATAAGTCGAACTCGAGGAAGAGCTTCTCAAGTTCTTTGCTCCAGCCTTTGTCGGTCATCTTGTGAAACATCTCCTCCACTTCTTGCTTGGGGAGCGTCATGGTCTGTTGAGGTATGTAAGGAAACACGTTCTCCGCAATGTTCGCCTCACAGACTGCAAAGAAGAAGCGCATCTCAAGGACCATCATTGCAAACATCCGTGCGGCAATCTTAAATTCCTTCTCCTTGGGATACAAAGAAACTAGAAGCCACTCAAAAGGCACCTCCCCTCTCTGGATTTTCTCCACGACTTCTCTAATGTCGAAATCTTCTCTCTCTAACAACTCTAAGATAACCCTCCTGCTACTGCGAGGATTTTCTGAGTTATTCCACGTCAGATCAGCCTGGTCTCTGTAGTAGGAGATAGCTTTGTCGTCCACCAAGTCTAGATAGTTGTCGTAGAAGTTGAACTCGAATTCCTTCTGAAACCGGACCCCAGTCCAGTCGGACAGATCGTAGATCCTATGCTCAACCTTTGTCTGCTGAAGCGTGTACCAGTTGTGAAGCACTGTTCCCTTCTTTGCATTTGTGAAGTCCAGAAGGGGCCACCGTCCCTCTTTCCGTATGAATCCTTCCGAAAATATACGACAGAAGCTGTTCCTGATCCTTTGGACCTCGCTTGGATGGTAGTCCTTCTGTCTGCATGCTGCTTCGCGAACCGCACGCCCCCCTTCGACAGGGCTGACTATAGGGTACCCTGATAGCTTCTGCAACCCGAACAGCTCAACTGCGATTTGTAGGTCGCTAGTCTCAGCTAGAATCCCCGCTGC